TCAAAGCGTTTTTTCTGCTTTTGAATATTTCACCCCACCGCTACTCTCCGTATCGGTGTTTTCTTTTACGCCGGTCATCTCAGCATGATTATTAACCGCCGCTGTCAAGGTGTCTCTCCACAGATTTTCAATCTTTTCAAGTGCCTTTACATCTTCGGATATCCGAGAGAAGAAGAACGTGCTGTAAGTGTACTCGATAAAATTTTTCTGAAATAATTCGTGTAATTTTCGTGTAGTAAAAAAATAAACCGCATTGTTATGCGGTTTAAACGCTATTTGGCTGGGATAGCGGGATTTGAACCCACGAGTGACGGAGTCAAAGTCCGTTAAAATCACTGAAATTGTGCTATTTCACGTTTTTATAACGCCTGTAAAATTGTCAAAAATCATACAAATGGCGTAATTATTGTCCAACAAAAAATCCCCCGACAAAGCCTTTTTGCTCCGCCGGGGGATAACTGTTTATTAAACCTTCTTTAAATCCTCCGCTCTTACCGCCGCAGTGACCTGTCCGCCCTGCCCGATGACGATATAGTCCTCTCTGTCACCCGAGCCTGCCTGCATAACCTCGTACACATTCGTGTACACGAACAACGCAAGCGAACCGCCGTTATACGTCTTTGCGCCGTAATTCACCTTGACTTTATCGCCTACAGCAAATTTCTGCGTTATCTCGTCACTTTCCGCCTTGTACAGATTCTCTGTATAAAGCCAGCCGGTAGGCACACCCGCTATGCCTATAAGCGTTTCCTTGCCGCTTGCCGACACCTGCTGAACGGTATAGACCGTATCATATACATAAGAATACGGCTCTACTCCGTTCGTAAATCTCGCACCACGCTTCACCCTCACGCTGTCGCCCTTTTTAAACAGATTCACGGGCTTATCGGGCTTTTCCGGCACATCACCGCAGTTTTCCTTATACCATTGAGCCGTTATCGCAGGATAATCTACAAAGCATATATCCCCGTCAACGTCATTTCCGCCGATGCTGTCAATACCCCACTGCCACATTTTCTGCCCGTAGTCATATCTGCTCGGGTTGTCTGGGCTTTCGGTCCAGTGCGCAAGCCATATATCACGCTTTCCTACAATACGTTCCTTCTGATAGTAGCTTTCAAGCCACGCAGGATTTGCATACACTCCGGAGGGAAGCCCTGCCTTATTCAGCCTGTCGCAGAACTCAAGCGCCATATCGGTTCTTTCCTTGCTTGTGAGGTTGTCAATCTGACGCTGTTCCTCCATGTCGCAGAACACGGGATATGACGGCTTTTCATTGCCTATCGCCTTGACGCACGCATTTATCTGCCTGTCAAGCTCCGCCATGTCTGTCGCCGTAACATACCAGTAACAGCCGAAATCTATTCCGAGTTTTCTGCACTGCTCGATATTGCGTCTGAAATAAGTGTCCTCGTCCGTGCGTATGCCGGCACGGATAATTACAAACTTCACGCCTGCCGACACAGCCGCCGTAAAATCGAACTGCTCCTGCGCCCTGCTGATGTCAATGCCCTTAACTTTTAACATATTATTCTTCCTCACTTTCGCTCTTATTTCTGATTTGCTCCATAATGCTTGTAAGTTTCTTCGGCACCGGAAGTCCCAGTGCGGCGGCATTCTCGATAATGCTGATACCCTCGTTTGCAATGTAGAACAACATCACGGCCGACATTGCGGCAGGCGTTCCGCCGAGTATGTATGTATCGGCGATGTGGCCGACCGCAACAAATACCAGTATCAGAAACTTCTTTGCCAGACCTCTGAAACCAACCTCTGATGATAAGCGCTTTTCTATGATTGCCACAACCACGCCTGTGATATAGTCCAGTGCCATAAACGCTATCAGCGCCCAGAACAGCCCCGTAACCTCGCCGTACATAAAGCCTAAAACCGCTCCGACAGCACCTGCTATGCTGTCAATGATTATCTGTATCTTGCTCATTTTTTCGTCCTTTCTGCCTATTCGGCTAAAAAATCTTCTATTGCTATCATCTCGGCGGGTGTCAGAACGACATTCGTCGAGAGAATATCAATCTTTTCGGGTATATCAACATCAATGTTGAGCAGCTCCTCAAGCTCCCCATTGCAAACATCTACGTTTTCAGGGCGGATAACGTACTTCTCGCCATCCTGCTCGCCGTATTTCTGCAAGAGCTTCTGCCTCTGCTCATTGTACAGCTTCGTTTCCTCATCTATTCTCCGTGCCAGCTTTGCCACAGCATACGACTGTATGACGGGCAGTTCCTTGCTCATCAGCTTGCTTATGACGGGGATTGCATTTACTACAGTTGATAACTTCATAGCTTCTCCTTACTCTGCGTCCTGGGCGGTATATACGGCAGTCTGGAACTCCGTATAATCCGCTCTGACTGTGGTTTTATTTTCTTCATACAACTCAGCGTTTGATACTGTCATGCTCATCGTTACGGTCTTGTCCGTCCTTATGGTAGCACTGAAATACGCTACGGTCTGTTCGTTGCCCTCTCCGTCAGTGATATAGCTTGTACCGTCAAACTGCGTTGTTTTGTTACTTCTAAGCATAATTAACTCCTTTCGCTTAGTGCTTTTCTTAATCTTTTTATCTCATTCCACATCAGCGGAATAAACTGCTCATACGCAAGTGCATATTGACTGCCATCGCCGTGTATATCGCAGAATCCTGCAAAATCGTCTGTTGTAAGCCTGCATTTTTGCAATGCTGTAAGCACATCCTGTGCAATAAAGCCATAGTTCTTGGCGGTTGAATTGCTACCGTTATAGAAAAATGACTTTCCGTCAAGATGGTCGAATAAATTTTCAGATCCGCTCGGCAAGTCGGCGATGTGGTTTTTCATACGGGCGTCGGATGAAACGGATATGGTACTTGAAGATGTCAGCGATGAACCTATCAACGATAAAGCTAAGTTAGAGTTGCCAACCACAATTTTTGATGATGAACACGCCAGCAACCTGTTTGCGCCATGATAAATTAATGACGGGTTCGAAGAATCGAAAAGGATGCCTCTTTTGAATGCAACATAATCGTTAAATACAGGCAACCATTTGTACACATCGGGAGAAATGCCACCTACCCCATAGTAACCCGCAATACCAATTGAGCAAATAGTCTTGTTTTCGTAACTGAAATAAATATCCGAAACGTCTATGCCACTTGAAAAGCGAGTTTTAATGTGAAAAGTTGAATTAAATCCATCGTTACTGTTTTTTTTACCATCGCAACACACACTGTATGCTGCAATATAGGTATTGCCGTTCATCTTATCCTTGTAGCCTAAATCTATTCGTCCGTATAATCCAGCACCACCAATTTGATTGGTGGCAACTATGCCTATTCCTGTTTTGCTATAGTCACTAAAATCAGTTGATCCCGGAGTAATATACCCAAGCTCTCTACCTAATGAATAGAACCGTATTTGCCCATTGTTCATTTCAGTTCCGTATTCCCCGTTATACGCAGAAAAACCTCCCAAAACGCTGATATTAACACCAGCCGTTTCATTTGTTCCTTCTTTGTGATTAATTGTGTCCAGCCCGTTATACAGTGAATTATTGCTTATCGTAAATCCACCTATCGTTCCACCCGTAGCTGTAATAGTGCCGGTGCTGCTTACTTTGAAGTATTTGCTGTCCCACTCGCCCGTTGCCAGCGTCAGCTTCATACCAGTGCCTTTTGCAACATCATAGTTGCCGCTTTTGATAACTCCGCCCACAATCACATCACCTTTGATTTTGGTCTCCGCAATAATCTCCAAGGCCTTGCTTGTCAGCTCCATACTGCTTTCCGATGTTCCCGATTTTACAATCCACGATATTTTGTCGGCTTTCTGCTCTACGGCGGAAACCTTCTGCGTTACGCTGTCGTTTGTCGCATATGTGCTTTCAACAGTTGCCTTAAAGCCGTTTACCGTTTGCTCAAGACTTGACTGCTTGCTTGATAACGATGTTATTTCGGCTGTGGTATCTTCGGGAGCAGGTGACCAGTCTGTAGCCTTAGTACCTTTTTCAAGTTTGATGTTGCAAGCCTCAATCATGCCGTTTTTATCAAGCGCAAGTGCCACGCATTCGAGCTTCGCTATGTCGCTGTCATTTATCGTCCACGTCTTTTCGTAGTAAATCCACTTGTCTTTTTCTGTCTGACTGCTCACCGTCAGCGACAGGGCATACAGCTTTTTATCATCTGCCGAGCGAAATCGTGCCATTACATAGCCGCTTGCGTCAAGCTCTACATTGCTTCCGACCTTTATCCACGCCGAAAGCGTGTAGCTTGTGCCGACGTTGAAATCCGTCAGAAAGTGCCTCTTGCTCGTGCCAAAATATCGTGCATTGCCGGAATACCCGGTTCTTGAAACCGCAAGGCTATTTCCTGATATTCCGCCATCAACCGTTATTATAGTGTTACCGCTCCAGCCGTTTTTGATGTTTCCCGTGCTGTCATACAGCAGATTTCTTCCACCTATCTGTATACTGTCAACCGCTGACTTCGTGGCATATGTTTCCGACACTGTTGTCCGAAAGCCCGACAGGTCGCTTTCAAGAGCTGAAGTGCGGGTGCCGATACTGCCTATGCTTGCAGTCAGCTCCGTGAATTTTGCATTTATCGTCTGAGATGTTCCGTCTATGACAACCTTACTTGTATTAAGATAGGTGCTGTTATCGGCGTTGATACCGTCAATAACGCTCGAAATATCCAGCTTACTGCCGCTGATATGTGCATCATCAGCTACCATATCATTTTTGATAATGCCGCTCTTTATGCCGTCTTCGTGCAAGCCATCGTAAGAGGTGAACATTATCTTTCCGCCTGCATCGGTAACATAAATGCCATAGTCGGATTTACCGTCCTCGCCTATCTGGACACGCACGGTATTATTTACATCCTTGATTTGTATTGTGTTTCCGACTATCTGCAATTTTCCGCTGCTTGATTTTATCGTAAAATCATCGGTTTCGATAGTCTTTGACCGGAAGTTTGCGGCTGTAAGGTCCTTTATCAGCGCAGTCGCTATTTCCGCATTTTCGGCAGTCAGCTTTATAGATGTCAGTTCACCCGTGCCGGCTTTGCCCGACAGCAGAACATCTATGTTTGCAACATTGGATTTCAGTGATTTAAGCGTTGCCGTATCGGCCACAAGCTCATCTATATCCGCTTTCTTTGCATACAGCTGTTCAACATCTGCTTTCTTAGCTGTCAGATTATCAATCGTGGCTATTTGTGCGGAAAGCTCGGTAATATCAGCCTTTGCGGCATAGACGTTTTCGAGGTTTGCAATCTGTGCGTTAAGCTCTGCAATATCCGCTTTTTCGAGTAATGCTTGTTTTGCGCTGATTATATCTGCTGTTATTCGTTCCGCCTGCTTCTGCGCAGGCGACTTATAGCTTTCGCCGCTGTCCGCAGACTGTTCTTCAGCTGGTGCTTCTATTGTCATAGACAGGCCGCCGTTATACGTCACAGAAATATTTGCGGCAGGAATTTTCACAGTTTCTCCGCCGTAGGTTATGCTCACCATATCCCACGCATCTATCAGCATATTGCCAAGCCTTAACGGGATTTCACCCGTGCGGTATTTAAATCCGTTTAATGACTTCTGTACTGCATTCAGTTGCGTCTGCGTCATAAACAGACAATCGTATGTTATCGCAGTGCCTGTGCCGGCTGTAAAATCTCCACACACCACACGTCCGACTGTAATATCGTCGGTAGCAACTGTGGGTGTATCATAGCAAAAATCGGACAATTGCACCGCCGTAGTCTCAAACCACTTGAACGCTATCTTGCCGGTACGGTCACAAACGGCAAATTTGCCGTACAGCCCTGCGATATATCCGATTATTTCACGGCAGGTATAGCCCTCCGGCTTGTCCTTTATCGTTACCGCCGTAAGCCCCGAAGTATTAAAGGCAACGCCGCACTTTGTCGCTATCTCAGACAGCATTTTCAGCGTTGTGGACGGGTATGCAAGGCTTGAAAAATAGCCTTTTTCCGTCTTTGCCATGTTATCCTCAAGCGTTACCGACAACAGTTCTCCGCTTTTCTCGATTTTCTTTACCGTAAGCACTCCCTGCGGTGCGTATTCTCCGTTCACGCCAAAATACAACGTGCAAGCGCTTCCCTTTCTGACCGTCGCAGGAAGTGCCGACAGCTCGACTTTTGCGTTTGCTATGACAGTTCCGCCCGGCACTATGCTCTCACTGCACGATCCGCCCGAATAGCTTACGCTGAACAGATCGTTCACCGTTACATTATTACCGAAATCCAGCTTGCAGCAGTAGACAGGCTCAGCACCATTAACGGCTGACAGAAAATCATCCGAAACATTTGTATACAAGCTATCACCTACCTTTCTATCAGATTTATTGACACACTCTTGTAATAATAGCCGCTTCCTGCGTACAGCTTACCTGTGGCGGTGAGATCTGTACTGTATGCGGTTATCTCCTTATATTCGCCGTCATAGTCGAATTTTACGGCAAAATAATCGGGTTTGCTCTCAAACAGATTACGCAGGCTCTTCACCTGCGCTTCTGTGAGAAAAGACCATTTAAGCTCTATCTTGTATTTCCAGCAAAGTATGCTTCCGACAGTTGTTCCTGCGGCATTTCTGCCGGTGTTTGGTTCCCACGTCTTGCATCGTGTGGCATTATAGCCGTCAATATCGGGCGGCGGGAGCAGAACACCCTTAACCCATATCAGATTTTTAGCCAAGCGCATTTACCCCCGTTCTGTATGTGTTCTCCTTGTTCAGACGTACTATCAACCGGTAAAGCGTTTTACCGTCAACCTCACCCTTAGCGATAAGATTAAGACCTTTCAGAAACTCCAGTATCTCACGAAGCAGAAGTACGACTTCCGTCATATCTCCGCCTTCGCCGATGATGTCCTTGAGCTTTGACAGAGGCGCAATTACCTCCGGGTCTGTTCCTGCATTACGGTTATCACCGACCATTGCAAGCGTAGGCGCATACGCAAGACCGCCCTTTGCAAGTTTAGGTATCAGCGGAGGATTTTCAGGCATTGAGAAATGCCAGTCCTGACCGAACAAATCGCCTATTGCGCCTGCCACACCGCCGATAGCGTCAACTATACCCTTAACTGCGTTGTAAATGCCTGTCCAGAGCATATTAATACCGTCGATTATCAGATTGATAACGCCTTTGATCACGCCCCAGATTGTGTTCCAGATACCGCTGAAAAAGTCGCATATTCCCTGCCAAGCCTTATTCCAGTCGCCTGAAAATACACCTGTTATAAAGTCTATCAGTCCGCCGAAGGTCTTAATAATACCGCCGATTATATCGCCGATAGCGGTAAATACAGTGTCAAAAACGCCTTTGACCGCCGCCAGTACATTTTTTATCGTGGGCCCCAACGTTTTCACGAACCAATCGACAAACGGCTTTAGAAAATTCCATACTGCTTTTACGCAATCCACGATTTTTGCGACAACGGCAACGACCTTTACATAGACAGGCTTTATTGCTTTGTCCCACAGGGATTTTATAAGGTCACATACCCACTGTATAACGGGCTGTATCCACTCTTTATAGACCGTCAGCACTGTATCACCGACTGAAGTTATAAGCGACTGAATAGCTTCCATCATCGGTTCGCCATACTGCGACCATAGCTTTGCCGAGGTTATCCACAAATCGCTCCATACGCCCTGCAAGGTTGTCAGTATCGGCATAACACCGGTTACAAAAACCTCGTCGAATATTGTCTTGACGGTTTCAAAGAGTGTCGTCATAACCTCTGCGGTCGCCGTCCACTGATCTGTCAGCAACGGTAACACAGTTGTTATCATTGTGTTCAGCGAAGGGAAAATAACGTTATCCCACAGCTGACCGAAAACAAGATTAAACGTATCTCCAAGCCCTGAAGCTATCGTACCTATTGACTTAAACGCTGTCTGAAGCGCCGGAGTCAGATTATTTGTAAAATAGTTCTTGAACGGCTCGGCAAGAGTTGCCATATCACTCCAGGCCTTGCTCATATTATCCTTGAAGCCCTCTATAACGGGTGCGAATTTTTTGCCTATCTCCGCAAATATCGGAGCAAAATTTGTGTCGAAATACTTTTTGACGTTTGCAAACTGCTTTTTCAGCAGAGCAAACCCTTTTTTAATCTGCTCACGAATCTTATTTCCGATACCCTCGGCTGTCTTATCGCCCTCGCTGTCAAGTGCAGAGAGATCAGAGGAGGAGCTGTCGCTCTCGTCCTTTGAAGCAACATTCATCTCATCAAAACTTGCAAGGAAACGGCTGCTTTCCTTAGCCTTTTTTCCGACGGCTTCGACCTTTTTTACCGCTTCAAACGACTTTTTATACGTTGTGCCGAACAGCCCCGAAATAAAGCTCGCTATAGCTTTTGTTGCTGTGGCAAGTCCGGATGCCAATGTATTAAGCGCAGGCATGATAGCGTTTACTATAGGCGTAAACGCAACCTGAAGATTGCCCTTTATCTGCTTTACGCTGTTGCCGAACTCCTCGTTTGCACCGATAGCGTCCGACATTACCGACTTTATGCCACGAAACGCCGCATAAAGCCCTGCCATAAGAAACGTAGATTTAAGTGCGGATTTGACACTTTTACCAAGTCCGCCTATTGTCTTGCCGAATCCACCGGCAGAAGTTTTTGCTTTGCCGAGCGATTTTTCAGCAGAAGCACCTACTTTTTTGACCGACTTTTCAAGGTTATCAACAGGTTTTTCTGCTCTTTTAAAATGGCTTGCAAAAGAGGAAGCCAGTTTTTTCACAGGAGCAATGACCGAGTTATTTACCGCCGTGCCTACCGTTTTCAACGTGTTTTTCACCTTTGAAACAGGCTGTATTATCTTGCTTGCCGCCTTATCGGCCGTTTCCAGCACCTGCTCAATCTTTTTACACCCCGAATCCAGTACGGCGGTAGTTTTTTCTACCGCACTCTGCACTTTTTCGTTTGATGCAGCAGCCTCTGTTACCGCTGATTTAACCTGCAGCATTTTGTCTATCAGCATCGCTATGACAGGTAACGATTGCAGATTTATGTTGTTTGTGCTTTCAGGTATCTTGTTTACCGCTTCGGCAGCCTGCCGTGCGGCTTCAGCCAGCTTTTTGGCTTCTGCATCCGCTTGCATTGCCTTATCTATCTTGGCTTTAGTAGCTTCGGACTGCTGCTGCAGTTTCAGCATACTTGTTTCAACGGCGTTTATTTTTTCTATTACGGCATTGCCCTTTTCGCCTGCCATGTCTTTATCAGACATTGCCGCCATTTCTCTGTTAAGCTGTTTCCACTTCTCCTGTGCAAGCTCTATTTTTTCGTTAGTCAGCTCAAGACTTTTGTTCAGACGGTCGATAGGTTCGGAAGGAATTTCAAAACTGCCGACATCAATTTCGGGGAGCTCCTCTTTTTCTTTGGACTTCTTCTTATCGCTTTTCGGCTGATAGTTGTTCACGAAATCCATAGCTTCTTTGCTATAACCGGGTCCGAACTCGTACTTGTTATTTATCGCTTTGCCAAGACTTTCTGCTTCCTTTTCCGCTTCCTTTACAGGCTCAACAAGCGCCTTTTCCAGCGTTTCGGAAGCCTTTTCGGCACTTTCGGATATAGAGCTTTCAAGCGTCTTTCCTACCTCTTCGGCGGGCTTTTCGACCTTCTGCACAGCCTTTTCAACGCTCTGCGTCACGGTCTTTTCTACAGCCTTGCCGACTTCCTCAACAGGCTTTACAGCCTTATCGGCGGCTTTTGACACACTGTCGGTAAGTGCCTTTTCAGCGGTTTCGCCGACCTTATCCCACTGCGACTGTATGCTTTTCTGCAATGCTGAAAGCTGTTTGTCAAGCTCTGCGTCTATTATCAGCGACAGGCTGATAGTGCCTACTGACGCACCGTTTTCGTCAGCCATTTACTCACCTCCCCCGAATGCCTTTTTTATCATCATTTCAAGAGCCGTTATATCGCTCTGTATCTGTTTTGGAGTTTTCTCCGCAAGCTGTTTCTTCGCTCTGAATGCCGCCCACTCCCGCCGTATGCGATTTTCATACGGCGAAAAGTGTTTGAGCATCTCCTTGTTATCCTCGCTTCGTATCCGCACTGTCTGACCGAGCGGAGTATCATTCATAAGTCCCGATACAAGGCTCAGCCAGTCAGAATAGTGCAGGTCGTCCTGCTCGGACGGCAGTATGTGATACTGTTTTGCTATCGACTGCCGTATCAGCTCACGGTCATACTCGACATCGTACCAGACTTCATTACTCGTGAAATCGCTCGGTATCTTCCTGTCCCGTCATGGCGGATATTACTATCTCGGACAGCTTCTGATATGCCGCCCACGGCATATTCATTTCGCTTATCTCCTTAGCGGCGGCAGGCTCGAACGCCAGCTTGAACATCTCGTCAATCTTTTCAATGTCCTTCTTATCGCCGTTATTGTAAAGCGCCATTACCTTCTTGACCGTCTTTTCACGATCGTCTACCTTGTAGACCTTTTCTCCGATGCGTATTTCGGGAACGCCTGCGAGTAACTTTTCATCAAGTGTATACATCTTAGCCATTGTATTTATCTCCTTTACTGTGCGTCTGTAAATGTGGGCTTGCCGTCCGACATAATATCAAATGCAAGAGGTGCAACCGCTGTGGAGTCGCCCGATTCCCACTCCGTCACGTTTATAACGCACGGTATTGTCAGCGTTGCGCCGCTGGGGAACGTCCACACTACAGTTGTGTGGCTGTCTGCGCCTGTCTTAAGTGCAAGTCCTGCAACATAATCGTTGCCTGCGTCACCGATGTTTCTCTTGCCGGATACGCTGACGGTCAGCGCCTTACCTGTCACAAGTCTTCTTGTCCAGCCTTCCTGATCGAACGGCTTCCACTCCTCGACATTGCCGTCAATGGAAACCGAAAAGCTCTCCATATCGGCAATAGTTACAAGATTCTCGGTTGTCGCACCTGTTCCGCCTGTCTTGTCAATCTTGAACTGATTTTCATATACGGGATATACTCCTGTTTTGTTAGCCATTGTTAATTACTCCTTTCGTAATAAACCGTCACATCAATAACGTACTCGCAGATACCTCTTTCATCTCTGCCTGCGTTATGCGCCTCACTGCAACTCAAAAAGCCGACCGTGTGCCCCCCGGCAACATAGCCGTGTACATCGGTCAGCTTATCAAGTATTTCGTTTGCCGCACTCTCGGCTGTTGTCGGATTGTCCGTCCAGTGTATCAGTACGCTGATGTGCTTTTCAAGTGTTTTCGTGCAAGGCTTACCGCCTATGCTGATTTTCTTAGGATAGGTGTTTTTTGACGCATACACGCCGATACACTTATCCTTATTTGCGTCTATACAGCCTGCGTATACATTCTCTATGCCGAGAACATCAGCAAGCATATCGGCTGTTTCAAGTAACGTCATACGCCTGTTTTTCCCTTAAATATTTTTGTGAACGAGTTTTTGACAAAATCCTTTTTGTCACCTGTTATGTACGGCTCAAGCCAGTGATCAGTCCTGCCGTTGCGGAATTTCAACTTTTTGTCGGTCACTTCTTTCTTTATACCGCTCTTTGCCCAAGCACTTTTGGTATTTGGGTCGATCATCAGCTTGCCATAGTAGAGATACCGAGAGTATAAAGCACTGTGGTCAATCGTGGCGATGACAGTATTACCGCTTTTTTCCGAACGAACAAATATGCCGTTGATGAGGTCGCCCTGGTCAAGCGGTGCTGTGTTCTGTACTTCGGTAACCACCTGCTCCATCGCCGCTTGCGCACTGTCAAGCACTGCTTTTTCAATCTTTGCTATTGCAGCCTTATCAAGCTTTACGGTTACTTTTATCACTATATCAGCTCCAGTCTTGTGTAATTTACCGTCCCGTCGGGGTTTTTAGCCTTTTCCGAGCCGTATATCTTGTACTCTCTGCCACCTATCTCCACAGCTCCGTCAACTATCGGGCTGTCCGGGGCAATATCCCCGCAGAAAAGAGCCTCGCCAGACAGCGTTATAAGCTGTTTTTCTGCGGATAATTTCTGCCGTGCTTTTTCCGAATGGAAGCATTTACCCTCAAATATGGCCGTCCGTTTCTTTGAACCGTCACGGTTAAGTCCGTCTGTACGATAAACGGTACAAGATGTTGTACAAACCCTTTCGGGTACAAGTTTCGGATATTTCATTATAACCCCCTGTAGCAAAGGCCTGTCTGCAACAGCGTGTTGTAAACCTGCCGTGTTGTAGTGACACCGCAGTAATTTATAATCTTCGAGCTGTCAAAGGACATTGACACACCGCTGATACTATAGGAACTTAGCGGACTGTCAAGCAGCTCAGCATTGTCAAAAACAAATGCTGTCTGCTGTGACAGTGCCAGCCTTACCTTATCCTGCTGAAACGCTGTCAGATTGTCGAATCCTATAGCCGTTATGCGGTTGAAGGTCAGTGTGTCGATGTCGCTCTCCGCCCTGTTTTCAAGAGCGTTGTACTGCTGTTCGGTTATCGTACTGTCGGGGCATAAGGTCTGAAATTCCGCAAAAGTGAGGTACATTAAGCCTCACCCTTTTTTGTCTTTGCCGCCCTTACCTGAGCAAGCTCATCACGGAGCTTTGCTATCTCCGCCTGAGCCTTTTCATATTCGGCATACGGCACGGTAGCCTGCGGAGAATGCTCCACAGCCCCGTTATCGCCGATTATGTCATACCCCTGTGCAAGATATGACTTCTTCTCGGCTTCCGTGATAGTATACTGCTTGTTTGCCTTTATTGCTACCATAGTTACCTCCTTAGTATGTTACGACTATAGCCTTTGCGTTGCCGGGAGCGGTATTGAATGTTATCACGCCCGATGACTTGTCATAGCTGTAGTCTGTTGTCGCTGTACCGTCCACAGTTACGCCGATGAGCTTTTCGGGCTTGTCGGTCACTGTGAATGCAGTTGTCGAGCCGTTACCTGTGAATGTCTGCGTCAGAGCAGATACATTCATGATACAGCCGTCAATAAACAGGTGATCTATCGCAAATGTACCGTTGTACTTGCGGTTCTGGTACAGATAGTTGTCTGCCGTTCTGCTGTCAGAGCCGGGAGCAAACAGATGTATATATGCGTACTTATCTCTTGACACCTGGCATTCGGGGTCAATGAGAATGTAGTTTATCTGCTTTGCGCCGACACCGGACTTACAGCCGTCCGTGAAATCGTACACGGTCTTGAAACGAGCTGAGGGAACTGTAACGATATTGCCTATATCGTCAACGGAATGGATACGTCTGTCGATGCCGCCGCCGCTCTTGATGTCGAGCGTTCTCTGAATACCCTCTGCGTTCTTGAGTATCGTCTTATAGTCTGCGGTGACATAGAGTATCATTCTGTCGAGGGGTACGCCCTTATCTTCAAGCGTCTTGAGATTCTCGTCAAAATCCTTGAGGACGTTCTCGATCGTGAGCTTGTCGTGCTTTATTGTTGCACCCACTCTTACAGCCTCTGCATACAGCTTTGAGAATGTATAGCTGTCGTGTTCGGGGATTGCCTGCGTCCTGTCGAAACGGCTCTGAATGTTTGCCAGTGATACAACGGTATCGGTTTCGTCAAAGTCCATAGGATCTACTACGAACTCGATAGAACGGTCGTGATCGAGCGTCTTTGTTTCGTAGTTGTTCTCGTATGTACCCTGAGGGAAGCCGAGCGATGCTCTTGTGTGGTCCTTATAGCCGGATACCGACAGAGTGGGTATCTTGATTGTTTTTCCGCCTCTGAGCTGTATGTCAGAGTTTGAGTGATAGAGAGCGTCAGCCTTTGATTCCTGACCGTAAAGCTCTCTGAGCTGATTGGTATACTGTTCAGCATAGTTGATTGTGTTTGACATTTTTACACCTTACCTTTCTTACTTCTTTTTCTTGATACCGAATGCGTTATCAAGTCTGCTGTTGTCGGGCTTTTCATTCTTGTCGGAGCCTGCTCCGACCTTGAATCCGCCCTGCTTTTTGCCGTCTGAGCCGTCAGCCTTCATATCGGGATATTTCTTGACTACCGCCGACAGTGCCGAGTTGATGTCCTCGCTTTTGCCGGACTTGACGTAGCTTTCGGCAATAGCCACAGCATCGTCCATACAGTCGGGCTTTACACCGAGCGACATTGCGGCTATCTGTGTTTTCAGCCTTAAAATCTCCTCGTCCTTTGCATCGGGAACGGCGGGAGCTTCGGGGGCAGGCTCAGGTTCGGGCTTATCCGCCTTTTCTTCGGGCTTATCGTCCTTCTTGTCCTCCGCCTTGCTCTCATCGGGCTTGTCTGCCGTGCCGTTATCGTCCGTCTGCTTGTTTTCGGCGGGCTTTTCTTCGGGCTTGGGCTCGTCCTTCTGCTCCGCTGCGGGAGTGGGCTTCTTCTCCTCTTCGGGAGTTTTCTTTTCGGTTTCCATTGCTTTACCTCGCTTTCTTTGATTTTGGGTATAAAAATACCGCCCTTTTTAAGAGCGGTAAAATTATTAAGTTTGGTTCTGATTTGTGCCGAACTTTGCAAAAAACGGCTATTTTTGTGAAGTTTGCGTTCAAACCAAGTGCAATCAATTGCACACGGGTATAAGAAAACCGCTCACTGCTGTGGGCGGTCTTATGAGTTCATTTTTTCTTCCCAGTCTTTTCGACTTTCTTCGTCCCAGTCTTCATCAACAGTTTCTTGGGCTTTTTCCATATCATCTAAAACTTTTTCGATTAACTCGTCAGAAATTATTACTTTAGTCTTGCCTTTCATATTATCACCTCTAACACTATTTTATTATTGCGGATTTTTAAAATTCGATATTTCAAATTCTTGTCGAATAAAAACTCTCTCTGATTCTGGTATTTGCTCAATAATTCAATATACGCACCCTTGCTTCCTTTTTTAGCTATTATCACGATGTTGTAATCACCTTTAAGCGTTCTCGATGAAACAACCGATGTGCTGATAAATTGCTTGGGCTCATATATATCGCCAACCTTCATTTCTTCCACAGGATTGTGTTTGACAGATCGGTAACAGATAATGTCGTGCTTTAACTCAAACTTTGCTATCGCACCCGATATAACATCGGAATAATATTTCAAAGTGTCATCTTCGGGAATATCCCCACGAAGCATTGAATTAAGCCTTGCATAGAACTTATCGTCTTTGGGATCTCCGCTGTTCTTCGTGTACTTCTTGTTTGCTCTGATTTCTTCGGGGGACAGACGGTTAATCCATTCATTTGAATCCTCACGCAGTACAGGAACAACAGTATCTGCCGACAACGGTTCGAAATCTGTTTCTTCTATTATATCACTTTCATCCGAATTGTCAACAGTATCATCTGTAAAATTTTGTACATCTTCTTCGCTGTCTGTCACTGTTTCAACAGGCTGTTTTACAGTTTCCTGTACGTTTTCTGTCGTTTCGGCAGTTTCAACGGCTTCATCGGCTTCATCAGACACAACCGCAGTCGGCGTATCGTCTGTGTCTTCGTTGCTCTGCACAGGCTTTATAGGCTCAGGCTGTACAAAATTCATTGTGTTTTCGTTATTTTCCGGCTTAGAAACGTTATTTTCCGGTTCAGAAACGTTATTATCCGACTGAGGAATATTAGGTTCTTTATCTGTCGGAACAGGATTTTTGCTTTCGGTATCGGTAGCTTTAACAGGCGCTTCTTCCGTTCTCGGAGCTGCCTGCTTCGGCTCACCCTTACCGCTGTAGATCTTCTCCCTTGAATAATCTCTGCGAAGAACATCGTCGTGCTCTTTGATAAACTCTCTGAGCTTGCCTTGCTCCTCACGGAGCTTACGCTTATACTCCTTGACCTTCTTCTCGTCCTGCGTGCCCTCAACCTTGCGTTTGAGCGCTCTTATCTTGCGCTCCATGGCACGTTGCTTTTCTTCGAGCGCTCGCTGTTCCCGTATCTTCTCGGCAGGAATCGGCTGAGGTATCTTTGTAAGCCCCTCTATGTACTGCCCCATAGTATGACGGCAGTTAGGGTGGAACAGCCCGCCTCGGATTGCCACAGACAACAGCATAAACCACTTGTCACAATAGTTTGACTTGCCGAAGTCGCCGCTTCTCTCGCCGTTCCATATTGTGAATACATCATCAATGTAAACCTTGCCCTGATACGGCTCGCAGGTTTCTGAGCAGCCTCCGTACTGCGATATAAGCACGGTATCATATCCAAGCTCCCCAAAGCGTTTAGCCGCACCCTGCAACGTACCACCACTTGCCGTCCTCCCCCTGCTGTAAGTTCCGCTCCCACTCGTCAAAGTCAACATCTGCGCCTATCTCATCGCCCAGTTCGGCAAGCTCTTTATCAAGATCCTCCTCGCTCGGCAGAACAGGGAGCGTTGTAGAACGGCAGAACGGGTGCATAGGCGGAAGATTTACACCTGCCTGTGCACTGTTACGCTTGAACACCTTACCGTCAAGCTCACGGCATAGATCACTTGTGCGGCTGTCAAGGCAGGCGGAAAACTCGTATTCGTCAATGTCAAGCTCCTTGTAGCCGTACAGCTCCGCCATATTCGCAACGCAGGTAGTTTCCGTCCGGACAAGCCTGCGTGCCTCGAAAGCGCCGACACCGCAGCGGCTCATTATATCGTCCGCCATATGCTGTTCGGACTTTCCTGCCATAATACCCACAAGCATATCGTGCTTCAGCCCGTCTGCAAGTGCGTTTGTGTTATCCCAGACACGCTGGGAGAACATCTGACCGCTCCAGTTGGTAGACAGGATAACTTTAACACGGCTTTCGGGAATTAAATCAAAAGCCGCACGGTAATCCGCACCCTTCGTCACATCGAAAACCGTCTGCATATACGCATTCTGAATTATATCGCCCAGATGCTCTGTATCAACGCCTATTTCGGCGTTTGCAAGGCGTCAACGTTGCGTTTTTTTCATCCATAACGATTTTCATTTTTGCAAAACGGGTAATATAAAAACAGCACCGTGAAAGTGCTGTTTAAACGTTAATATGTAAATCTTATATCAAACTAAATCTAATATGTCAAGTAAGAGATTTTTAAAGTTGTCTATACTAGGATAAGTATGTGTCTACTCATCACCACCATAAGCCTTGTTTCTTTTATCAACTTTCGGATCAATCGTTGATTTGTCAAAAACAAAGGAGCATTCGCCGTAATTTCCGTGTCCCATATCAGATTTTATAACCGCTATAGACGGCATCGGGAAACCACCGAGCTTCAGTGACTTGGCGAGTTTATCTGTATAGATATTGTATACAGCTATGAGATTATCTTTTTCTTCAACTGGTTCAGAGAGAATTTGTTATTGCTACCGTTTTTGTCATTTTCAAATACCTCAACATATCTGTTGTAATTTTTGTAATCACTCTTCTGAGCTTCACACTTTGCTTCGATTTGCTCTGTCGATAAGAAGTTATCCGGCACATATTTTAAAAACCTTTTGTCACTGGGGTTGACATTTGCAAAAAGTTGTGATAAGCTAATAATAGAATCAGCTACCAGCGGAGTAGAGTCGGTCGTTGAGCCGAGAAGACTCTCCGTTATGACGGCTGATTTTTTTATTTTGCTTAGTATTACATTCAAATATAGCCCATTTGGTTGATTTTCAAAATTTTTGACTTCTAATTGTACAGGAACAACATTTGAATTATCACTAAAGGCAGATATCAGCACATATGTTTTCTTTAAGCTAAAAAAGAGGTGATAATATGATAAGGCTTTGCAATTTTATAGAATACGGGTGCAACAATGGAGTGTCGATAAAAGACTCCGCTTGTCAACAATCTTATCCTGAAAAGCAAAAGATTGTTTCGTACTTAAAGAATGAAGGTAAGTGTATAATGGTTCAAGCAAAAATTGCAAAAGATAGGCTTACCAATGAACGAATAAGCGGATTGTTCGGTCTTGAGCTTTTCTCCGATGGGAAATACTCATGGTGGAGTGACCTTGCGTATCATGTTGACAAATATAATCTCAGATTGCCAACAGAATTTGAGAATTATGTGCTAAATCTCGCAAAAAAGATTTAATTTAAAAACACCCTTTCGAGGGTGTTTCAGACTTTTTCTACAAACTGAAACGCCCGGTTTTATTCCGGGCGTTTGCATTCTGGATATTTGGGATACGTACTACTTAGTCTTCCTTCCAGTAAAAACATCCGTTTCTGTCTGACGGATTGTTATATCCGCCGTATCCACCATCACAGTGTACTCTGCCATACTGGTCCTTATCGTTCCAGTCGGCATAGCGACAATCACGGCAGTTACCGAAGAATGTACCCTCAGGTAATCTGATTTCTGTTACTTCTTTCATGCTATCACCTCCTTTTATACAATAACAAGTTCATCTTTCGTAATTTCAATTGTTCTTCCGTTTCGTACCGCAATGAACGGAACTATCTGCTTTTCCGGAAGCACGACCAACGGAAAGTATAAGTGTTCGATGCTTGACGGCATACATTCCATAATGGTATTGATATAGCGTATATCACCCTCGGACAATGTACTGACACCGAAAAAGTGCGTATGGAATATCCCTCTGAATGCAATTTCTTCCCTTTGCCATGCCTTTATTGTCGTGTTCAGCCTGGTGACATCCGGTGAATAGAAGCATCCACAACCGCTGTTACGCCCATCATCAAGCTGATACCTGCTTATTATGCCGTCTGAGCTTCCGAGAATGCCTCCTATTTCAGGCGGTTTCACCGGCATTGCATTCAGAATACGTCTACATACACCGTCTGTTATCTTCATACAGTTACCAGCCTTTGATCAAAAGCTGAACCAGCTTGATTATTCCCGTAATAATGATACGTGCAAATTCTATGTACGCAAACACAAATGCACCGAGAATTATAAACACGACCTTCATCCATGTTTTCTTGGGATCGCTGAAAAACCTGCCGAGCTTGTTGTCTGCAAACCTTGCCGCACCGATAAGTCCGAATGCAAAATAGCAGAAAACAAATACTATAATCAATATCGTACTAAGCGAAAAATCCATTTTGTCAATTCTCCTTTAGATTTAAATCAATAGCGCCATCCACCCGAACGATCCTTATACTGCTCTCCGGGGCTTCTCCAGCTGCCGTCTTCATCAACATAATCATCGTTCACCGAGCGCCATGCACCGGACGCATCAACGTAGTCCTCGTCCGGCGATCTCCATGATCCTGAGTAATCAATATAATCCTCATCGGGCGTTCTCCACGCTCCGGATGCATCCATATACTGCTCTTTTTTCCATCTTGGCATTACTTTTTTCCTCCTCTCATTTCTTCCAGTGCTTCATAATATTCATCGCACAGACAATCTATAAATGCGTCATCTCCTCCGTCAACAAAGCTGTCACAGGTATGCCACACAGGATTGAAGTCGTCGGGAAAATCAACATTCATTGCTTTGCACCAATGTATGCGTTCTTTTGTCTTTCCCGGCTTGCCTGCACGATTTGCGCAGTATTCGCAAGTGTGTTTCGATTCGTTATCGCGAGTATATCTGAAATTATTGTAATACATCACTTTCTTGTAATCCCGTATATAATATTCGCAGATATTACCCGGTACGGCTCTCATCTGGTGCCTTACACAGAAATTTTTCCTGATGCCGATACAATTCTTTTTGGTTGCATAGAATATACACATCAGGCAGCACTTTTCATTGAACATATGCTTCACCCTTTGTCAAGTTTATTTGTCATTATTACCATCTGTATTGCCGTTATCGTAACTGTGAGCTTGCTTAACCAAATCGCACATTAAATTTATCGTTGCTTCTTTTCCGCCGCTTTCATGATACAGGCAAACGGCTGTATGCGGCGAGAATTCCTTGCAGAATGTTATGTTCAGATACCGGCATTTGTGATACAGCACATGACCTTCTAATATTCCCTCTCTGTAGACACAATTGCCACATTCGTACTTTTTATGCGGATCGCGTGCTTTGAAAAGAGCGTATTCCAGTACCATGTCATCATCCTGAACAAATTTCTCGCAGCAGAAATTCTTTTTCACCTTAGCGCTATTATGTACGGCACATAAATATGACGTTCCGATAATACCGTGTCTGACTTCTGCATTCCTGCAGAATCTGCACTTTTGCGTATCAAGCATAGATTTTCACCTCTGTTTATTTTGCTATCTCCTATTATAGCTTTAAAAAATCAAAAAGGTGGTTTTCATACACAAAATGCACTTTTTATGTCATCAATTGCAGTTACAACTCGTTTTTTGTCAAAAAAAATAACGATAGCAGAAGCTGATAAAGCAACTTCTGCTATCGTTGGATATGGGAATAAGGAAGACATCTTACGGCGGAAAATGCCGTATAAATGTGATTACATAAGTATTATAGCAACAAAAAACGCTAACGGCGGTATTTTGTCATAATATGCACATTTTCTGCAATGAAATGCAATCAGCCGATTTCAGTGAGTGAAACTACCGATCGTGCCGTATTGCCGTCGGCATTGAGTACATAAGCGCCATTGTACTTCTCTACTATCCGGTTAATTATATCCGTTCCGTGTCCGTGATCTCCCGTTTTCTTTGTTTTCGGCTTATCCTCTGTGTCAATAGTCATATCGGTATTGTTTGTCGTTTCGATAAAGAGCAAACCGGCTTTTCTCCGGATAGTGACAGTTACGAAAGAATTATCCTCGTGTTTTGCCGCCTCTTCCATTGCATTGTCAATAAGATTAACGAGCAGCGAGCAGGTATCTATCCTTTCAAGATTAAGCTTTTCAGATTTATCCATGTTTACGGTAAATCCGATATTCTTCTTTTTGGCTTCGTTGCTTTTCTGCCAGAGAACAGCATTTACCAGAGCGTCACCGCAATAAATCGGCACCGACATTTTCTCAGCCTTGGTTTCCATTTCGCTGAGAAGTGAATCACGTTCCTGCATGCTTATATCATCGCCGGTATAGGTCAGTGTCCTTGCCGCCGCAAGCAGATTGAGAATATCGTGCCTGTATTCCCTGATTTGCGTATACTGCTCCGCAAGGTCGTCATAATATTTAAGCTGTAGCTGCATCTCGTTTTCAAGCAACGCTATAGTCTGTTTCATTTCCTGAACATGGCTGTTTTCCTTAAGCGCATGATACATAAGGAAATCGGACAGCAAAGCAACTACTACGGCTACTATCAGATAAGGATTGGTAAGAAGATATTTGTCCATCTCTTCCCACGCTCTGAACAGGCACGCAGTAAAGAACAGTCCCTGTCCAAACGGGAACAGCCAGAAATACCCCAGACTATTTGTATTTTTACGCTTGAGCAGCTTATTCCATATTCTGAGCAATATCAGGAAATTGATCCACAGTATTATATCAAGTACAACAGTATATATGATTGCGTCTTTGGTATATGGTCGCACCTCTGTCGGGTAATAGCCAAGTACATTGTAAACAACAGAAGTTGACACAAGTGCTATCAACGTAAGTGAAAGCTGTGATAAGGCAAGCGCCGCAATGCAGATGCGCTTCTTCTCTTTGAAGCAGACAAGAACGGTTATCACCATCATTGCAACAAGAAAATACTGTGAGAAATATTTGTCGTCAAGAAGCGGATAAACAGGTGGACTGAATGCGACAGCAAACGGAACAAGGATGATGAACGCCCTGTTGAATCTGGGAGTCAGCATCAGCGTAAGAATCGTAAAATACGACAGCCACTGGAACACGTCATGAAAAATAAAATAAAGAATATCGATTATTAATTGTTCATCCAT